AGGAAACCGCCGCCCTGGCCGCCCGCGAGAAGCCCGACGCGGCCGTGCTGATCGACAGCTGGGGCTTCACCCTGCGCGTCGCCCAGCGCCTGCGTCGACAGGACCCCGGGCTGAAGCTGATCAAATACGTCGGGCCCCAGGTCTGGGCCTCACGGCCCAGGCGCGCCGTCACCCTGGCCAGGGCGGTCGACCACCTGCTGTCGATCCTGGCCTTCGACGCCCCCTATTTCGAGGCTGAGGGACTGCCGGTGACCTTCGTGGGCAATTCGGCCCTGTCGGTGGACTTCTCCAAGGCCGATCCGGCGCGCGGGCCGCAGATGGTGATCCAGGTGCTGCAGGCCAAGCTGGCCACCCTGCAGCCGGGCACCCCCGAACACACCGAGCTCGACAACGCCATCGCCGCCATCGAGCAGGTGGCCGAGCGCACCACCAACCTGCAGGACCGCGGCTACGCCCCGCTGATGCGCTACGGCGAGTACACGCTGAAAGTGGAGCAGGTGATCAACCAGGTGCCGACGCTGCTGTTCTACGGCATGTTCGAGAGCAAGGTCGCCATGTACGCGATGGAGCGCAAGATGAAAGCGCTCCATCCGCAGGCGCTGACCACCGTCGGCACCCTCGATACCGAGTCGTTCAAGCTGTTGCGCGGGCTCAATCTGTCGGCGATCGAGAGCTTCGCCAACATCGTCGGCTTGAGCCGGGATCAAGCCTTCCAGGCCTACTTCCGCAACGCGGTGGCCAACCGCTCGGCCCTCAAACACCTGCTGCACCGCCACGGCGTGGCGGGGTACAGCGAAGATCTCTCCCGCGTGCTGGCCTCGTTCATTACCAGCAGCGCCCGGCTGGCGTCGAAGAACTACCACTTCACCGACATCAACGAGGCGGTCAACGCCATTACCGACGGTGATGTGAAGGGCACGGCCTCCAAGCTGGCCGAGTACGTGAAGAACCCGATGGAAGAGCTGCCGGTGATCCGCGGCCTGTTGTTCGTCAACTTCATTGGCGGCTCGGCGGCGGCGGCGCTGACCAACCTGACGCAGACGCCGATGCAGACGCTGCCGCTGATCTCGCAGTACCAGGGCGGCGGCTTCCTCAATGCTGCTGCGCCGACCAAGGCGATGGCCGCTGTGCTCGCCGCCATGCGCCTGCCCACGCCGGCAGTGGGCACGCCGCTGGCGCTGGCGCTGGACCAGGCGGCGCACGAGGGCATCACCGAACCGCAGGAGGTGCACCAGCTGTACGCCGAGAGCATCCGCGGGATCGGCAAGAACCTGGCGCTGCGCAAGGCGCTGCGGGCGTGGGGCGCCATGTTCGCGGCGGCGGAGAGCTACAACCGCAAGGTGGCCTTCATCGCCGCCTTCAAGACTGCCGAGGCGCGCGGCATGGCCGCCATCAACGCCGCCAGCCGGCGCGGGGTGCAGACCTTCGCCAACCCCTACGAGTTCGCCCGCTACGTGGTCGACGCCACCCAGGGCGTCTACAACCGCGGCAACCGGCCGCAGCTGGGCCGCACCGCCGTCGGCGCGACGGTGATGACCTTCAAGCAGTTCGTCATCAGCTACCTTGAGTTTGTGAGCCGTTTGCCGGCGCGCGAGAAGACCATCGCGCTATCGCTGTTGATCCTGGCGGCGGGACTGCAAGGCCTGCCCGGCGCGGACGACCTCGAGGACCTGTGGGACACCATCGCGCAGATGCTGGGCTACAACGCCAACAGCAAGAAGTGGCTGCGCGAGAAGGCGGTGGAGTTGCTGGGCGAGCAGTGGGGCGGGCTGTTGACCCACGGCGTATCGCAGCACCTGCCGTTCGACATCCAGGCGCGCATGAGCTTCTCCAACCTGCTCCCCGGCACGGCGGCGTTCAAGCCGTCGGACGCCACCCACAAGGCCTCCGAGGTAGCGGAGGTGTTCGGCCCGGTCGGCGGCTTCGCCAAGCAGATCGCCTCCGGGGCCGAGGCGCTGGCCTCGGGCAACTGGCAGGGCGCCGGCACCGCTGCGCTGCCGAAGGCGATTGCCGACTGGGTCAAGGGCGTGGATATGTGGCGCAGCGGGATCTACAAGGACATCCGCGGCAAGAAGGTAATCGCGGTGGACAAGCTCGACGCCGCGCTCAAGTTCATTGGGGTGCAGCCGTCGGTGGTAGCGCAGGAGCAGCTGAAGCGCAGCGATCTGCAGCAGTCGATCGACTTCACCAAGAGCACCGAAACCCGGATCGTCAGCGACTGGGCCCGCGCGATCGTCGACAAGGACGAGGCCGGGATCAAGGCCGCAGTCAACGCGCTGCATTCGTGGAACCTCAAGAATCCGGAGTGGCCGATCCGCATTACGCCGAACCAGGTGAAGCAGCAGGCCTATGATCTGCTGCGGGATAGCACCCAGCGGTTGATGCGGCAGACGCCGAAGGATCTTCGGCCCCAAGCGCAGCGTGAGCTGCGGTAACCGGAAGGAGGCAGCATGGATCTACTCGGGTTGTTGATCACCCTCGTTATCCTCGGGCTCATTTTCGCGGTGCTGTGGTGGGGCGTCACCAAGCTCACGCCGCTGCTGCCGCCGCCGTTTGGCGTCGTCATTCAAGTGATCTTCGTGCTGGTGGTGGTGGTCGTGCTGATCTCGCTGCTGCTGGGCCACATTCCGACGGTGAGGCTGGGGCGCTGATGGACAACCAGCACCGCCAGATCAAGGGCTACCGCGAGCTGAACGCGGAAGAGATCGCGCTGATGAATCAGGTGAAGTCGCTAGGGGAGCCGCTGCAGGACGTGCTGCTGATGCTGCGCAATCAGGGAATGGTGGACCAGCGTTGGGTGTCGATCGGCGAGACCCACCTGCAGCAGGGCCTCATGGCGCTCACGCGCGCGATTGCGAAACCTGGATTCTTCTGATGATTCGGGAAATCCCACGGCCACCGTTGGGAGTGGTGGCCGTGGTCGGGCTCATTGTGCTGCTGATCTGCCTCGCGCTGGTGTGGGCGGCGTGGTGATCAGCGGAACACGGCCACGAAAGCGCGGATCCATGCGTCGTTGATGACCCATGGGCACGGCAGCACGGTCGCCGCTGCCGCGGTGGTCGCCGCCGAAAGCGTTACCGCCGCCACGAGGGCACGCTGCCACAGCAGGTTGAGCATGGCCGCGTGCTCGACGGCTTCCGGCGATTCGGTTACAGGCGTGAAGGTGATGCTAGGCATGGCGCTTCCTCCGGATGAAGGCCAGCAGCAGGAAACCTGCGCCGACCAGTGCGATGGAGCCCGGTTCCGGCGCCGCGAAGGCGAAGGTGCCGGGCAGGTAGGCCCATTCCTCAAAACCATCGGCGGCGTCCGCGCCGGGCGTGGTGCCGCCGGCATCGCCGAACGCGCTGGAGAACAGGATGCGGCTATCCGCTGCCAGCCCGATGAAGGCCGACGTCGGGATCAGCACCCGCAAGTCATAGCCGAGTCCCGACCCGGCAAACAAGTTGTAGTCCAGCATCAAGGTGTTCTGCGGCCCGAGGGCATAGACAAGCTGCAGGTTGGGCAACAGATCGAGGTCCGCGAGGCTGGTGACGTTGGTGTTGTTGAGCATGAACGGCGCGGTCTCCCCCGACGTGCCGCTGCGGCCCCAGATCCGCAGCGTATCCAGCGACAGCAGGCTGTTGGTCCCCCCGTTCGGCTCGTTGATGTCGAGGAAGAAGGCGAAGTAGTCGATCCCCGCCAGCGTGATGGTGCCCAACTGATTGAGTTGGAAGGTGGTGGTGAAGGTGTTGGTGTTGTCGCGCTTGTCGTCCAGCGGCAGGGTGTTGACGGTAGGGTCGTCGGTGGACACGCCCCCTTCCGTGCCGTTTTGCTGCAGGCTCAAGAACGGGGTGATGACCCCGCTGCCGATGTTGCTCAAGTTACTGGGGTTCTGGAACAGCGCCCCGCCGGCCGTGGTGTCGGTAGCGAAGGTGCAGGTGCCGCCGACCAGGAACAGGTTGCAGGTGGATCCGGCGAAGGCCGGTGCGGCGAGGATGGCCAGCGCCGCGGCGAGCAATAGACGTTTCATGGTGATCTCCCTTGGGTTGGTGTTGCCTGCAGAGGGCAAGCACGGAATGCACCAAATTGTAATCCGGTGAAAAAACAAGGGCCCCCGCAGGAGCCCGTTGAGCGACTGTAAACCCTGCCGTCAATGGCCGCGGGTATTGTCGGTTGGCATGGCGTGGAAGTTCTCCGCGCTGGGCAGATCGAAGCCGGAGTCCAAGAGGTACTTGAGGATGGCCTGCTCGTCCTCGCCGTAGACAATCGAGATCGTTGGCAGGCCCGCCATGCCGTGCTTGAGGATCGGGTGGCCCTGCTGCAGCAACTCGAGGTTGCGGCGGGAGAGCCCGAGGATGATGGCGCCAGTGGTGGAGAGGCAGATGATCATGTTGGCTGCGGCCCTACGGTGCCGCGGATCTCGGCGGTGACGTTGCCGGCCGGATCCTGCTTGTAGGCCGCGCCCTGGCGGGCGGAGCCGAAGATAGCGCCACCCTCCATGAACACGCCGACGATGGGGATGCAGGACTCGTCGGGGTGGATCTCGCAGATCTCGCCGTTCTGCAGCACCACGGCGAGCCCGCGCATGTCCTTGAGCATCAGGTAGGGGGCGGAGCGCACGCTGCAGCCGAAGGTGTCGCCCGGGTGCAGCTGCGAGAAGGGAACAGGGGTGCGTAGCATGACTTGCATTTCAAGCCTCCAGTTTGCGACAGCGGATGCAGATCCGCAGCCGGTCGTTGCGGCGATGGCGCCAGCGGTGCCAGCCGAGCCAGCACAGCACGCGAAGTAGTTTCATTGGTTCCAGCACTCGGGATCGGCACACGGCGGGCCGCCATGATTGCCGTCACACTTGTCTTGCGCCGCCTTGGGCGCGAGGGCGCGTTCGCAGCGGTCAGCTACCTCTTCCGCAAGGTCTGGTGCACCGTTGCCATACTGATAGCTCCGCAGTGCATGGATAGCCGCTTGCAGCGCCGCCGCTACCTCTCCCTGCGCGGCCTCGGCGGGAGCGGCATCGCGACGGTTCCATTTGGCGATTGCCTCGTCCTCTGACCGACCGAGAACAGACCATCCGCATCCACCGCCCCCACCTTCAGTACACACCGCATTCCACAGCGTCCGTTCGCGGTTGACCGGATAGACGAAATCGTTATCCAACTCGAATTCGTTTGGCGGCGCTCCCGGAACATGACCACAACCGGGGCATGGGAGCGGGCACACCTTCGTTGGGTCGGTCATGTAGTCAGCTTCCATAGTCCGATATTCGATAGTGCATACCCGCCGTAAACGATCGCCAGCGGCCATTCGCCCTTGATCCCCTGCATGATGGAAACGTAGCCGTAGATCAGGCCCACGAGGGCGATCAGCCAGCTATTCATCTTCTACGAGGCGCCAATTCATAACCTGGCCGCCCTCGATCCAGCGCCCGTACAGATGCAGCTCGCAGTAGTCCCACGGCCGCCGCGTCCTCCCGAATCCACGCATCAGCGTGGCGACCGCTGGCCGCTTGCAACTATAGCGGTCGAGGATCCAGCGGCAGCGTCCCGCACCGATGGGCGGATGGATCCATTCCTTGCCCGAGACCATTACTTCGTAGTGATAGCCGGGGGCGCTGCGGGGCGGTTCAGGCCGCGTAAACGGGTTCGCACTCACGGCTGCAGCTTCACGATGTCGTCCAGCAGCTGCATGAGCGGCGCGGGCACGATCAGTTGATCGTGGGGGCCGAAGGCCTGCACCCGGATGCGCTTGAGCGCCGCCAGCTGCTGCAGCACCACCAGCATGGCGTCGCGCTGCGGCGTGACCTTGGCCAGCTCGGTGCGCGCGAGGCCCAGTGCGGCCTGCAGCAAGGCCTCGCGCTCGGTAGCCGGCTTGGCGAACAGCCGCACGTCCTCGCGGCCCTCCCGATCAAACTCCTGTGTGCTGCTCATGGCAGCGGCAGCAGCGGCATGAAGCGATCGACGTAGCGCAGCAGCATCGCCTGCGCGGCCGGCCCCTCCTTGTCGGCCATTTCCTGCAGGTAGGGCATCCCGGTGCGGATGGATTCCTCCACCTGGGCCCGCGTGGCGGGCTTGCCCTCGGCGAACCACTCGACGTTGCAGGGCGCCCCCATTTCGATGATGCGGCCGTTGTCGACCTTGTGCACCTGGTAGCTCTGCGTGGTCCACAGCAGCGTCACGCCCGGGTTGCGGGTGATGGCGGTGCCGCCGATCACGTGGTTCTCGGTCACCTTGGCCTTGTGATGCTTCACCTCTTCCGGCAGCCCCGCCTCGCGCCGCACCGCCTTCGGCAGGGTGAGGAAGGGGCAGGCCAGGGCCGCGTACTCCGCGCAGTCGTGATGGCTGGGCGGCTCGGCCGAGGTGCGGTTGATGCCGCACATGGGCCCGGCGACGAAGGTCATAAACGCCCCCATGCGCTCGCCGCACAGCCAGCACAGGCGATCGCGCACCGCCCGGACCCACTTGTGGCCGTCCATGATGCGGAAGTCGCGGGAGCCGTCGGGCAGCGTTTCCACGAACCAGGGGATGGGGTAGCCCTTGTCGTTGAGCGGCAGCGAACGCATCCGCGGCGGGCGCTCGGGCAGGCCTTCACGGTAGGCGGTCATGGCTTCCCCCCCTTCTTCCCTGCCCCGGCCACCAGTTCCTTCTTCACGAACCCCAGCGCATCCATCATCCCGCCCACGTAGACGCAGTAGATGACGCTCTGCTGGTTCTCGGTCAGGCGCGAGAACGGGATCGCCGGGTGGGCCTTGGCGTAGGCGGAGCGCGCCGCTTGCTTGCCTTCCTCGGCCAGCTCGCCCGCCTCGCTGATCACGAAATTGTCGGTGAGGCCGCTCATTCCATGGCCTCCACCTTGTTGCGGTAGATCGCCTGCAGGGTGTCCTTGCGCGGGCCCGGGACCAGCGGCTGGATGTGGAGGCTGGCGAACAGCTGCGCCTCTTCCTTGGTCTTGGCGTCGCTGATGCCGGCGATGATCTGCTCGTCGGTCAGTGGATCGGGGGCCGAATTCTTCTCCGTAACACTATTGGTCGCCGTCGCTGTCGCGGTCTCCGCCACTGACGCATTTTTCTCCGTCACTTCCGCCCCGTGGAGGCCCGCTTCTTGCCCGGCGTTGAACACCCGATCCTTGGCCACCTTGTACGCGGCCCGAATCTTGGCCTTGTCCGGAATGCTGGCGTCGCGCATGGCGGTCGCCTTCTGGTAGGCAGCGTCGAGCCCGGCGACGTCCTGCACCCCCTCGAACTCGGCGATCATGGTCAGCGTGGCCGGCAACGGGGCCAGGTGCTGCTTCATCTTGTCGGTGGCGTTGGCCGAGGCCGCGATCGGCTCGCGCGGCAGGGTCTCGCCCTGGGCGGTGACGTCGACCTCCATGTCGCGCAATTCCTCGGCCTGCGGGAGGCCGCGCAGGATGTCGGCTGCCGCGTCGCGCGCGGCGAACCAGAACGCACGCCACGCCATCTGGCGGAAGGGATAGCTGCGCCAGGGGCCTTCCTTGTCCCACAGCTTGGCGCGCACCGCGTCTTGCTTGCTGAACGTCCGCGTCACCGGCGGCCGTCCGGGGCGCCCAATGGTGCATTGGGCATAGCCAGCGCGCTCCACCGCGGCGGTGTCCATTTCCACGATGGTGCAGCCGTGCTTGAGCAACAGCGCCTTGCCCCCATCCCCGTACAGGCCCGGCTTGCCGTTGATCACGGCGATCGACTGCAGCGACTGCACCGGCTTCAGACCCAATTCAAAGCCCATGGTCATGGCCACGTACACGTTGCCCGGCTTGCCCAGGTAATCCTTCGGCACCATGGTCGACTCGGCCAGCATCCGCGCCAACTCCATCGCCTCCCCGTTGTTCTTCGGCATGAAGTCGTAGGGACTCTCGGCCACTGCTGGCAGCTGCTTCTGTTCCATCGGCACTACGTTGGTGTTCTCGTCCATCGCTAGTCCTCGTCAATGCTGAATCCCCGGGCCCGCGCCCAGGCTTCCAGCTTCTCGTTGTCGAAAATATCCTCCGGCTGCGCGGTGTCGTTGAGGTACTCCTTCACCGACTCGAACAGTGTCTCGGGCTCGCCCACCAGGGCTTGAAACAGCCCCACTCCCAATTCGCTAGGCGTCATTGCTGCTGTCCTTCGCTTTGTAACGAAACTCCATATGCTCGTCGGGTTCCACCGTGTAGCCCTTGCGCTTCACCATCTTGCGCACAAATTCGCCGGCCACGCCGGGGATGCGCATCACCGCGGCCTCGCCCATGAAGCGCTCCAGATGGGCCTTCGCCACTTCCTCCGTCTTCGTGTACTCCAGCCGCAGCTTGGCCGAATCGCGCATGATGGCGATCCACGGGGTGAGCGAAACGTCGCCTTCGATGATCTCGCCATTGGTGCCGGGATAGACCCGCTTGATGACGTCGAGCGCGCGCGGACTGGCGGCGTCGATCTCGGGCGGCACCCCATTGATAACCGCCTCGTGGAAGTCGTGGGTGCTGGAAATGATGAGCTCGTCCATTTCACGATCTCGCACCACTTCGTAAAACCGCAGATCACCGCCGCCGAAATAGCCGGCCACGGTCCACACCGGGTAATTCTTCACGAGCATGTAGGTGTGCGGCTGCGGGAGGTAATGCTGCGGGATCTCGTCGGTCCCCTGCTCGCCCCAGCCCTTCCACGCGCGCGGTCCCACGTTTTTGATTTCGAGGCCGCGCTCCAGGCCGACGAAGTCGCGGTCAATGTGCACCGTCAACCAATCGTATTTGGGATGCACCAGGGTCAGGTTGCAACGGCGCAGCTTGACCTCGGTACCCCACTTCCGCGTCAGGCGGCGGGCCACCAACTCGGCGATCGGGGTCTCCATGATGTTGCCGGCCTCGACGTTGTCGTTGGTCTCTAGGTCGGGAATCGGCAGTTCGCCCCGTTTTTCGTGATACAGCTCGCGTGCGCTTTTCCACGGATTGAGCCCGAGGATCGTCGCTACATCGGAGCCGCCGATCTTGCGGGCGGCCAGTTGCTCTTTGGTCAATGCCATCAGTGCGCTCCTTGTGGGGGTTCGTCGTCCTCGTTGCGAATGGTCTCGATCATGGCCTCGACCTGGGCGATACGGATCTCGTCGCCCTCCGGGCCCATGCGGGCCGCGTGTTCGGCGTACAGGGTGGAGGCGGCGATGAAGCACAGGCACGCACCCGCGTCGGTGTCGTAGCCGAAGGCTTTTTCCAGGACGTCCTTCAACTGCTCGCTCACCGCGTTCAGCTTGGCGGGGTCGAAGGCATCGAGGAAACCCTCCACCTTTGCAATGTCTCGGGCTCGCATCAGTGCACTCCTGTCGGCGGCGGTTCCAGCTGCTGTAGGGTCACCTGCTCGCAGTAGTGTTCGTAGTGCAGCTCGAGCTTGCGTTCGGCCCCGGCGAAGATCTCCGCGTCGGCGTCCCCGGTCTTGGTGCGGCAGCAGGCCAGGTGCTGCGCGGTGCAGTGCACCAGCACCATCAGCACCCGCACCGGATCGTCCGCGTGCAGCTGCATCAGGTGCTGCCGCAGCGCCTCGGCCTCGCTGACCGCGGCCTGCTCCATGGCCTCGTACTCGCTGTCGGGGCGGTCCATCAACTCCCCTTCGGCTTGCGCACGCGCTTCTTGGCGACCGCGATGTCGCAGGAGACCACCTGCGGATCGGCGCCCATGCCGTTGATGTGCACCGTGGCCACCGCGGCCTCGTCGTCCTGCAGACGGTTCGCCACGTAGGCCACGCAAGCGGCCTCGATCTGGCCCTGCGTCAGCGTAAATCCCACCCGTTTCTCCATCACCATCGTCATCCTCCCAAAATTGGTTCGGCCAAGGCGGCGTCCCTCACGGTCTTGAGCACGGCTTGCATGGTTTCGATTTCGTGCTCGGCTTGCTCTGTGGTCATCTTGCCGCGGCTCACCCAGCGCGCGTACACCCGGCGGCGGTAGGTCAGCTCGCGCTCGACGCACTTCACCTGCTCTTGTAGGGTCTTCATTGCACCAGCTCCCCGGCGCGGGCCAACACCCGGCCCGGCCCCAGCGTGCCCTCTTCGTCGATCATCGTGTAGGCCACGTCGCGTGCCTCACAGCTGCAGCACTCCTTGCGGTAGCACGCTCCCTGCCAGCGCTTGGCCGGGCAGTTGTCGTCGTGCTCGGCCATGATCAGAGTGCATTCGCCCTGCCTGCGGGCGATCTCCAGCATCACGTTGTGGCGGATGGTCTCGAGAATTTCAAATGTAGTGAGCTTCATCCCGCGAGTTTACCCTTGCTCAACGGGGCTTGCAATTTTTACATGAGGGGGGGTAAACTCGCGCGACTATGGCCCAAATTACTCTGAAACAATGGTTCGGCCGCCGCGGGTCGCCCTCGCAGGCGGAATTTGCCAGCTTGATGGGCGTAACCCCAGGCATGGTCTCGCGCTGGTGCAGCGGCGAGCTCGTCAGCGCGGACAAGGCCCCTTCGATTGAGCGGATCACTCGCGGTGCGGTAAAGTGCGAGTTGCTCAATCCGCACGTGGATTGGGCCGCACTACGCGGTCAGCGACGGCGCCGACCCCCCTCCAAAGCGGCATAAAACCGCTTGGGGCGGAGCGGGCACCGCCCAACGAACACACTGCCGGGAAATCCCTTCGCGGGGCCGCCGCTGCCACAACAGCGGCTACCGGCGCCTTTTTCGCCTCTTGTGGGAGCGCAGTTGTATACCAAGCTGTTCCCCTCGATGTTCGACGGGACCCTCGTCACCAAGGGGCCGTGGCAGGCGCTAGTCACCTTCCAGCAGATGCTGATCCTGGCCGACGAAACCGGGGTGGTCGACATGACTCCCGGCGCGATCTCCAACCGCACCACCATCCCCCTCGACATCATCCAGACCGGCATCGCCGCGCTGGAACAGCCCGACCCCGACAGCCGCACCCCCGACCTTGAAGGCCGGCGCATCGTGCGCCTCGACGAACACCGGACGTGGGGTTGGCAGATCGTCAACTACCAGCAGTTCCGCGAGATCCGCGACAAGGAAGAGCGGCGGGCCTATCAGCGGGAGTGGTTGCGAAACAAGCGGAAACAGGCGTCGACAGATGATGACAGTTGTCGACAGCCGTCGACTGGTGTTGACGATGTCGACCAAAGCAGAAGCAGAAGCAGAAGCAGAAGCAGTACTTGTAATGAAGCAATAGCGTTTGATGCTTCGCCTCCGGCTCCGCCAACGGACGCAAAAACGAGGAAGAAGGGCAACGGCACCCCGCTGGGGCAACGCCTGCCTGCCGACTGGAGGCTCCCCGACGAGTGGAAGGAGTGGGCGATCGCGTGCTACCCCGACCTTGACCCGCAGAAGGTAGTGCGCATGTCGCTCGAATTTCGGGATTACTGGGGCGCGGTCCCTGGCGCCAAGGGCCGCAAGACCGACTGGCTGATGACGTGGCGCAACAACATCCGCCGCAAAATGGGGGACGCATGAGGCATTGCCCGAAATGTGGTGAGGGACTGATCGAGGGAGTCTGTCCTGGCTGTGGCTACGGCCAGCGCAAGGCCAAGGGCAGCGGGTCAACGGATCCTCTCCGCGGCACCTGCGAGCACTTCGATCGCGGCCAGCGCTGCGCCGAACCGGCGCCGTACTCCAGCTCTACCACCGGCAGCGGGCCCTGGTACTGCGTAACGCACTTCCCGGCCTTCAAGGGCTGGAACATCGGCCGCGAGCGCACCGAACCGCCCGCCGGCTTCGAAGCCCTGCGCGCGCTGACCAAACGGGTGCCGACCGGCCCGAAGAAGCTCGACTTGGAAGCCGAACTGGAGCGCGACGCCATTCAGCGCGAGCCGCGCACCTGATGGGGGACGCATGAGCGACACCTTCGACAGCTTGACCGGGTCCAATGTCGGCGAGGCCGAGAACCTGACCGGGTCGCCGTTCCCGCCCGATTGCGTGGTCCCCGGCATCCGCGACGGACTCGTCGCCATGTTCTTCCCGGTGGAGCCGCCACGCCCCGCCGCCAGCCATGTGATCGTGCTGCTCGACACGCTCGACCCCAACGACTGGCAGGTGCTGGAACGGAGCGACTACGCAGCCATCAAGGCGCGGCTCTCGTGAGCGACGCCACCGATACCCGCATCATCCCCAGGCGTGACTGCGCCCACTACGTCCACCATGGCTGGGAGTGCGCGATCAAGTTCGTCGGGCGGTACTGCCCGCAACCGCAGCTGCCGTGCCATTGCGGCGGCTACGTCAGCAAACACGGAGGCGGATCGTGTTCGTCGCACTCACCGAAGCAGACCAGCGTTACGCCGAGCGGGTTGGTCGAGGCAGGTACGAGGCCAACCAGATCAACACCGCCATGGGAGCCCACAACAAGCAACTCGACTGGGGACGGGAAACCGTCGACCTCTTGATTGACGGTTCAACCGGCGAGCTGGCGTTTTGCCGCAAGTACGACCTGCCGTTCGACGACAGCGTCGGGGTTGGCCGAGGCTGGGCCCGACGGCCCGATACGGTCGATCGCCAGGGCAATCGCTATGACATCAAGGCCACGCCGAAGCCGCGTGGCCGGCTGATGCTCTACAAGCCCAAGCCGGGCGAAAACGACTACAGCAATATCGACATTTTTGTGCTCACTCGGCTGCACCGATTCCCGCCGGCGGTCGAGGTTGTGGGGTGGGCCTACAAGGCGAATTTGATGCGCGACGAGAACCTCGAGGATTGGGGTTATGGGCCCACCTACTTCCTCAACGAGCACGATCCGCGGTTCCACCACTTCCTCCCATGAGCGACCTGCTGCAGGTGGAGCTCATGCTGCTGAACTGGGCCAAAACCGCCACCGGCGGGGCGAAGGTTATCTTCCAGGTGCAGCCCGAGGATCTGGCCAAGTTCGAGCCGCTCACCATCGCCAAAGGCGGGCACGGGGGCCAACGCTTCATGGCCGCCCTGGCGCTGATCGGCGACGACGAGCAGCCGGCCGACCTGCCGGTGGGCCCGCTGTGCCGCACCGCGGTGATCTGGTGCCGCGATCCGGCGTTCCAGGAGTGGCTGGGGACCAACTTCCCCAACACCTGGGCGGAGAGCGTCGGCACCAACCCCATCGACTGCGCCAAGGAGGTGGTGTGCACCCTCTGCGGCGTGGTCTCGCGCAAGGACCTCGACTACGCGGCCGAGGCCGGGCGTATGTTCAACGAGTGCATCCAGCAACCCTACCGGGCGCACCTCAACCGTGAAGGAGCACAAGCATGATCGGACAACCGCGGCCGCAGCTGTCGTCGGAAGCAGTGAGCCAGCTCGACCAACTCGCCATGCGCATGAAGAACGAGATCGGCCAGGCGGCGGGGAAGGAGGGGATCGACCTCTGCTACCGCATCCTGATCTCGCTCATTGCCGACACCGTCGGCCCCAAGGTCGACGACGTCAGCCGCACCCTGCGCAGTTCCACCGACGCGGTCATCCTGTTCCTGGAGCGCATCCCGGGCGGGGAGATCAAACGCATCCCCCAGCACTGATGGCGACCGCTGAAATCGAACGCTACTGGAAGCTGATCGTCCGCTACGGCTGCATCACGCTGATCGGCGACGACCTGGCGGTGGCCTGCGGCGCGCCGGCCGAGATCGCGCACTGCCATGGGGGCTCGATTGTCGAGCGGATGCAAGAGCCCAAGGCCAAGGGCCGCAAGCTGCCGCGCTACGATTGGCTGGTGCTGCCGATCTGCCCCCATCACCACCGCCTGACCACCTTCGGCCTCGATCACGGCCCGCTGCGGTGGGAGCAGCGCCACGGGCCGCAGGCGGTCTACCTCGACCACCTGATCCGCCGTACCGGCGTCGACGTGTGGGCGCGGGCGCGGCGGCCATGAACCTGCGCGAACTGGTGGCCGGCGCGCTGCAATCGAGCCACCTCGAGCAATCGGCCATCAGCGAGGCCGCCATCGACCGCATCGGCGGGCTGGCCTTCTCCGATCCCCTGGGCTGCGAGCTGTGGCGCCTGATGGCGTTCCAGGCCAACGCCTACGAGCGGGTGCTGGGCCTGCTGGGCAAGCGGGCCCGCAACGTGATCGCGGTGCGCACCATGCGGCGCAAGGTGTGCGTGGCGGTGACGGCGGAATTCATCGACCAGGCCTGCCGCACTTGTGGCGGCATCGGCTACCTGCTCGCCACCTCGACCTCCGCCAAGCGGTTGTGTCCGACCTGCGAAGGCACGCGCCAGCGGCGCTACAGCGACCTGTGGCGCGCGCGGCAGCTCGGGGTGGACGTGGAGGCCTACCCGCGGTGGGATCGACGCTACAGCGTCGTTTCCGGGCTTTTGGCCGACGCCGACCGCCTGACCTTCCGCGAGCTCTCGCTGCAGCTGGAGCGGGTGCTGCCCAAAAGCGCCCTTTACGCGCTTGAAATCCAGCGCCGCCGTGCTACGCTGCGCGAGTCAGCGAGCCCTACATTTACACAAGAGCAACAACAGGGGGCGCCCTTCGCTGTCAGCACTGCCACCCTATAACTCGAACACTTCCAGGTGGCGGCCGCGAGTCCCGAGCCACGGGACAGGGTAGGGTAGGTACGCCCAAAAATCAGGAGAACCGCATGAAGGATCGCCGGCAGGACCGTCCCGAGACCAAGCCTGTCGATCCCAACTGGATCCCGGCGAAGAACTACCAGACCTCGCTGCTGATGGTCGAGGATCTGCAAGCCCACCACTGGGCCAACAAGGTGACGCTCGACGGTGGCGATGTGGTCCAGTTTTCGCTGCTGCCGCCCCCGGTGCTGGCGTACTACACCCAAGCCGACTGGACCGTCGGCCAGCAGTACACCGCAGGGCAGCCGACCGGCAGCGGCGCCGCCACCACCCAGGGCATGGAGGCCGGGGTGCTCCCCTTCGGCGGCCACGTCTACACCGGCACCCCGCCCTACCCTTCGATGAAGGGCGACGATCTCTACCAGCTCAAGCTCACGGTGCCCGCGGACTGGCCCAAGGGCCCGAACATGAACACGGTGTCGATCGGCGAGCACGGCGCTTCCGGCGGGCCGCAGTCGCGCAACGTGAAGATCCGCGACAACGCCGGCAACCTGCTCTACGAAACCACCGGCACCTATCCGTCGATCCCCTACTGCGTGGGCGGGCCGCCGGGCGCGGGCGTGATCGTGCTGCAGCCGGGCGTTACCTACGGCATCGAGATCTTCAACGACGGCCCCAAGCCCACCGGCACCTATCCCCCGGTGACGGACATGGTCGTGTACTGCTACGCCCCGCAGAAATGATGTGGTCACAGAACCTCGGCAAGGTGAGCAGGGGCTGCTGCTGCGGGTAGCCCTGCTGGAGGCGCGGATGCGCCTCGTCATCCTCGCCATCGAGGGCATGATCGTCGCCGCCGTCACCGCGCTGATCGCCTACTTTTTCAAGTGATTTACAAGGAGTCCACCATGCTAGGCAAAGCCATGTTCGCCTTCGTCATCCCGCTTGACGGCACCCCCGTCGATCCCGGCTATGGCCGTCCCGCTTGGGGCGGGCGTCCCGATCAAGGGCTCCCAGGCTATGGGCACCCGGACCAAGGGCTCCCCGGCTACGGTCATCCGGACCAGGGCTTGCCCGGCTATGGGCACCCCGACCAAGGGCTGCCTGGCCACGGTCATCCTGGCAACGCGCTGCCGATCGCGCCGGTGCGCCCCTCGCCGCCGATCACGCTGCCGCCCGGCACCTGGCCGCCGCAGCTGCCGCCCGGCGCCAACGTGCCGGACAACTCGCTGCCGCCCAGCTACGGCGGGCGACCGACGCCGCCGATCGTGATCCCGCCCGATCCGTCCATCGGCATCGAGCAGCCGATCTACCTGCCGACCTTGCCGCCCGGTACCGCGCTGCTGATCGCGCTGCCGCACGCCCAGCCGAAGGGCGACACCCCACCCGGCACCAAGCCCGCCATCCTGGTGCAGTCGGGCCAGAAGCCGGTGCTGGTGTACGTGAGCGCAGCGCCCTCGCCGAAGTAGCGTGCTGCCGACGCTGCTGCCGCCGCAGGCTCTGCGCAGCCTGCTCTACTACGCGGCACGGGCGCCGGCGGGCGCGATCGTCGAGGTTGGCGTGTACCAGGGCGGCAGCGCCTCCGCCCTGGCCACCTTGGGGCGCGAGCTGTACCTTTACGACACCTTCGAGGGGATGCCGGTCTCCGGGCCCTCCGACACCCACCCGCTGGGCCACTTCGCAGATTGTTCGGCGGCAGCGGTGCAGGCCGCCATCCCCTCGGCCCATGTGATCAAAGGGGTGTTCCCCGCCTCCCTGGTGGCGATGCCGCCGATCGCCTTCGTGCACGCGGATGGCGACCAGTACCAGACGACGAAGGACATCCTGCAGCACCTGCCGCCGCTGATGGTGAAGGGCGGCATGATCCTGTTCGACGACTACCTCGTGGACGACTGCCAAGGCTGCACCCAAGCCGTCAACGAGTCCCGCTACCGGCTGCTGCTGCTGGCCGAGACCATGAAGGCATTGATCATCGTGTGAAGGGAGTATCACCATGACGAAAACAGCAGCGGCCAAGTGGGGCGAGGACGAGCGGGGCAACTGGGACGCCAAGGCGCAGAAACAGGACGCCACGCGCGACGTCAAGCAATCGCTGCTCGACGCCGGCCTGGTGCTGTGCACCACCATTCGCAACCTGGTGATCGGCGCCATCACCACCGAGGAACTCACCCTCATCAAGAGCCAGGCGGGTGAGCTCGAGCAGGCGCTGCACGATGCGGGCGCGCTGCCGCCCGGCGAGACTGTGCCGCCGGAAGGCGAGCTACCCATGCCCACCGTGACCAGCCTGGAGCCCTCCAGCGGGCCCGACGGGACCGAGATCCTCATTGCCGGTACCGGCTTCCAGCCGCAGGGCGATTCATCGCAGGTGAAGATCGGCACCCACAACGCCACTGTGCTGTCGTGGGCCGAGGATGCGGTGGTGATCGCCGCGGTGCAGGGCGACACGCCCCCGGACGCGCCGATGGCGGTGTGGCTGCGGCCGGAGAGCAAGCAGGACGTCAACGCCGGCGCGTTCACCTTCACCGAGGAAACCGAAGCGCGCAGCGGCAGCAAGAAGCGCAAGTAAAAAAAAGGCCCGCATGGGGAGCGGGCCGTGGGAGATCAATACACTGACGGACGAGGGGCTAGTTTACTCCCTCATGGGTGCTTCTCCTTCGCCTTCTGCTCGATGTAGCGCAGCGCCTCCAGGCGCGAGTCGAACAGCGCCACGGTCTTGTAGATGCCGATGTCCTCGGGCACCTCGTTGGGGCGGAACACCACCAGCTTGCCGGTGGCGCGCACCTGGATGCCGCGGTGCGCGGCGTGGCTGCCGACGTGCTCGGCTACGCTCCATTGCGGGGTGGCGATGAGCCCCTCGCTGATGGGGGGCTTCGGCTTCGGGGGCCGTCCGACTGGGCGGCCGGTAGGCTTGCGGCGGCTCATGTTTCCTCCACTACCGCCACGTCGCCGCAGATCGGGTGCGTGGTGCCGGGCTTGCAGATCGCGTGGTACATCGCGGTGGCCTTGGCGTTGAGGGGCAGGCCGCGGGTGTGGCCCAAGTCATCCACCCATACCCGCTTGCCGTTGCGGAGCGAGAACGAGTCGAGCGTGCCGGCGCCGATCAAGGCGGCGACGTGGCGCAGCTGCAGCGTGTCCGGGTCATGCGGGTGCGTTTCCTCGGTGCCGTCGGCGCGGATAACGAGGAAGGTTTTTTCAGTCGGCATGGGGGTTCCTGGTGGCAGAGGGTTGTTGGGAGCGCACGTAATCCCACAGCTTGTCTTTCACGCTGTGGGGGATGGCGAGCCACTCGGCGGTGGTCAGATTGAGCCAGCCGCAAATGTGCCGTTCGCGGGCGGGGGCGATGGTTTCCTCCTGCAGCTCGATGGGGAGCAACTCGAACAGATCGTAAAAGGCGCCCTCGGGATAGGCGAACTCGGCCTGCTCCTTGGCGTGCTGCGGGTCCTCGCCCTCACACAGCAGGTGGATGCGATCCGGGTAGCCGCTGATGAGGACGAGGTAGCGTTTCATCCGCGGCGGGACAGGTAGGGGTAGTAGGGATCGTAGAAGGCGCCCACGGCCGGGTGCAGCGGGGGAATCCACGTGGCCAGCCCCTGCTCGACCGCCTGCTCAACCCAAGCATCCATCCCGAACGTGTCCTGCGGCGGCGGGATGTCCTCGAAGCTGGCCGGCAGCAGCGGCAGCAGCTGCTCGGAGCGCGACGGATGGCGCATCTTGCGCAGCGCCTTGGCCTCGATCTGCTGGACGCGGGCGACGCTCAAGTCGAACATGCGCGCCACTTCCGTAGCGGTTTTCTCCTGCCCTCCGCCCAGGCCGAAGCGGTACACCAGCACCTTGCGCTCGTAGACGGTCAGGTGCTTGACGGTCTCGATCACCCGCAGCACTTCGGCGGCGGTCTCCTTCTGCTGCAGCAGCGCATCCGGCCGCTGGTCGGCCTCCCGCAGCGCCGCCATCACTTCGCGGCGGTTCAGGGTGTATTGGGCGTGGTTGCTGGAGAGTGCCAGCTGGACCGCGGAGGGGAACAAGTCCTCCGGCGGCACCCCGCAGGCGTCGGCCACCTGCAGCGCCGGCCGGCGCCACTCGCCCGTCATCTGGTTGATCGGGTTGCGCTTGAGGTTGAGCAACTCGCCCACTTCCGACTGGCTCAAGTCGAACTTCCGGCAGAAGTCGGCCACGCTGTCGGCGCGGGCCTCGATCGCGGACAGCAAGGGGTGGTTGCGGACCTTGATCGAAATGCGGAATTCGTCGTCGTCCCGGTTCACGGTCAGCTCCCGTGCGGGTGGGCGACGAGCGCGTAGGGGCGCCCGTTGATCTGCACCGTTTCCACGGCACCCGCGGCGAGGATGCTGAACAGCGCGTGCTCCTCTTCGTCGAAGGTGTACTCGGCGTTTTCGGGCAGCTTGGCGAACTCTTGGATGTCGGTGGGCTCGCCGTCGGGGTCCTGCGCCAGCCGGTAGGCTTCCAGGTGCATCGGGCAGCCGGCAATGTAGATCGTCGCCAGTAGCCGCGTGGTGGGGTCCTGCACGGGGCCCGTGGGTTCCCACACGATGCGCTCGGCGTCGATGGAAGGGATGTTTTCGAGTGGGTGTTGCATAATCGTGGTGCTCCTTGGTTGGGGTGTGGCAAAAGGCACAGCCCCGGGGCTTCGGCACCCCGGGGCTGCTGCTTTCAGGCGAGATCGAGCGCCGCTTGGCGCTCCGGTTCTTCCTCCGGTTCGCGGATGGTGTAGCCGTTGTCGGTGAGCACCGCGGCAATCGCGCTCGCGGTGTCGCTGTCCCATTCAGTGCCGTCGAGCAGGGCGTGAATGGCCTCCACCATCAGCAGCAGGTTCGGCGCCTTGGCGATCAGTTCGGCGTCGCCGTTGTCGTTGGCGTACACGACGGCCACGCTCGCGCCAGTGACCTCGGACGACACGATGCTCTGGAAGGCCCCCACCCGTGCCAGCCACGGCGCGGGCGTATGGGCGGCGCTCACTTGACCCTCCTGCGCACGATGGGCAGCACGTTGAGGGGCAGCGGGGCGCGGTCTTCCGCCTGCAGCTGCGCCACGGCCTGCGCCAGCCGCTGCCGCCGCAGTTCCGCGAAGGTCTCGCGGATATTGGTGGCGTGGCTCGGCACGTACTTGAACGTCGGATCGAGGATGGATTTCACGCGGTAGCCTCCTGCTCCTTGGCGATGGCGGAAGCGCGGTAGTAGGCAAGCGCCGCCTCCTTCACCCCTTCGATCCCGGCCAAGCAACGCTCGTGGGTGCGGCGGAGGTTGGCTTCGGTGCCCTTGCCGCCGCGGTCGTCGGCCAGCGTCTTGTGGTAGTCGCCGCCGGGCCCCATGCCGAACACGAACGAGATCATGCCGTCCTCGCGCTTCACTACCTGGGCGGTGCAGATGATGCCGCGCTGCCCCTTCCAGGTGCTGACTTGCAACTCCCGGTTGGCGCCGTTGATGGTGCCCAAGGGAATGACGGTCTCGCACTTCCAGCCGTCGCGTTTACTGCGGGTGCAGGTGTAGTCCATTGCGGTGCTCCATTGAGAGTGGTTGGGTTTACTACGGGTAAAGCACTTGCATGGTACTCCAGCGGCAAAAGGGGGCACAAGGCCCCCTTCCGGTCAGACTTCGGCAACGATCTTCGCCCCGCAGTAGCAGCGCAGCCCGCACGCAGCTGCGCGCAGATGGAAGGTGCGGCCGGAAGGCAGGTCGGTCACGGTCGCCCGCCACACCGTGCGGCGGGGGCCGATCTGGGCGTGATGGGCGGCGCTGACGGTGAGAATCCAGCGCGAGCCATCCTCCATCTGCGGCAGCTTCCAGTCGTCCCCCGGCTCGACGTTGGGCGTGATGAGGCGCGCCCCGGGAAAGCGCGGATCGGGCGATAGTTCCATACGGGTCTCCTTGGGTTGGGAATGAGGCCAGTCAGCCTCCCGCGCCCGCCTGTCACGCGAGCGCAGGCGGCTGGCTAGGTGAGGGTCATGTTGGCGATGGCGCGGCACAGCCACACGATGGCGCCGCCCACCACCCA